CGATCATGACCGCAGTGCAGGGAACCTATAACATTCTGAATCTGGCGCAACGCACGGGCGCACGGGTGCTGTTTACCTCGACGGCAGACGTAGATCGGTATTTCCCGTCAGACAATGCCCGCGCCGTGTACGTCGATTCCAAGAAGGTAGCGGAAGACCTCTGCTACCAATTCCGAAAGATGGGTGTCGATGTGAGAGTCGCGAGGCTCTTCTCCACCTACGGGCCGGGAATGAAGAGAGATGACGGCAGGGTGATCCCGGCATTCATTAGTGCAGCAATCAATAACAATCCGATCATCATCTCCGGGGACGGCAGGCAGATCGATTCGTTTTGCTACGTCGATGACATGACCAAGGCACTCCATGCCCTCATGGAGGGGGATGACCCCGGCAGGCCCATCGACATCGGCAACCCGATCCTGTCCGGGCCAGCGGCAGGACTCACCACCATTGCAGACCTCGCGGAGAAGATCATCGAGGTCTGCGGTTCCTCGTCAGAGATACGATACAACTCCAGCGCAAGGACAAACCCCCAGCGCATCCCAGACATCATCTACGCCAAGAACAAACTGGGATGGATGCCGCAGATCGGGTTGAACAACGGACTGACAAAGACTGTCCGCGCTTTCAAGGGGGTGAGCATATGAGATCACTCCTGCTGATGGACACGATACAAATCGAGGTCACCAACGCCTGCATATACAACTGCGCCAACTGCACGAGGTTCTGCAACCATGTAAAGAAAAATTTCTTCATGCCGCTGGAGCAAGTGAAAGAGGCAATCGATAGCATGGTTGGCTATCCTAAGATGACCGGGATCATGGGGGGCGAGCCTTTACTCCATCCTGATTTTTCGGAGATATGCCGCTACCTCCGAGAAAAAATTCCTCCCAGACAGGTCGGTTTATGGACTTGCCTCCCACCCGGCAAAGAGCATTACCGCGAGGACATCTGCGCCACATTCGGAAACTTCTTCCACAATGATCACTCGCGCGACGATATCTACCATCACCCGTTCCTCGTGTCTGCGAAAGAGGTCGAGGGCATCGCGGACGAGTTGAAGTGGCACATGATCGACCAGTGCTGGGCGCAGTACTCGTGGAGCGCATCGATCAACCCGCGAGGCGCGTTCTTCTGCGAGATCGCAGCCTCGCTGGAAATGCTGCTGAACATCGACAAGGGCTGGCCCGTCAAACAGGGATGGTGGTTGAAAACGCCGAAAGACTATAAGTCGCAGATGGAGCGATATTGTATGCTCTGCGGCGGCGCGATGCCGATGCGAAAGAGATGCAGCACATCGCACCGTGACGAGATCAGTCCCAAGATGCTGGAGCGGATCGCACCGTTCTCACGCAAGGTCAAGCGCGGAGAGTACGACATCAGCGAGTGCAAGATCGTGCAGGATGACTGCACGGCAATGGCAGCGTACAAAGACCCGGACTACCGCGACAGGATCGCGGCCCGGTACGGCATCTACACGATGCAGAATGACCTTTGCTTTTTAACGCCACATCTGGCTAAAAACTGGACAACGAAAGGAGGTGAGACAGATGCCCATCAGCACAACCGGCCCGGCGAACAAGAAAGCGGGGATCAAAACCCCGAATGCGCCGCATCCGACGAAAACAGATGACCGTTTTGGTTCCAAGACCGATTACGCAAAATTCGCCTCGACAAAAGTCGGAATCGGGAAGGACAAGAAGAAGGGGTAACCATCAGGAGGGGTCGCGCATCTTACACGCGAATTTAATGTCATGGCAAAGACACCGATGAAAAAGCCTGCGATCTCCATCGCAAAGAAGCGGGGAGGAATCCCCGAGAAGAAAGGCGAGGGAATGCCCAAGAAGACGGGAGAGAGCATCCTTTCCTTTATGAAGCGCAGAAACAAAAAGAGGTACGGACGATGAAGAGAAAACCGATGAAATTTTCCCACAAGGTCAAAAGCGGGAAAGCACCCCATGCCAAGGAAAAAGGTTTCGATGCTTCTTGGGGCCGGGCCAAGCAGGAGAAGCGGATCGGCATGAGCAAGCCGCCGCACAAATCCGGGGTCAAGACCGGGACTACCCGGAAAAAGGGCATGGAGTCCGAGGACAGCAAATCGGCCGGGCGCACTGGCGATCTCGGTGCGGGGCATCACAAACTCGCAGCACTCCAGAAGCACTCGGGCATTGTCAAGAAGAAGACCGCCAAGAAACTGGAGAGCATCGAGAAGTGGATCAAAAGACGCAACTACGGAGAACTCGCAAAGAAGGGGCATTAACATGGAGCGGCAAGAATATCCGAAAGTGATGTACTACAAGCATCCCCAGTACGTCATCGTTCAATCTGCGGAGGAGGAGAAGGCATACAAGCATAAGGGATACACCACCAGTGTCTGGAAGGCAGGGGAGGCAGATCACCTGATCGAGCAGGAGGAGATGCCGGTAGTGGACACGACCTTGAAGGGTGTGGTCTGCCCGGTATGCCAGAAGATCTGCGCCCACAAGGGTGCGCTGCGGTTCCATATGAAGAAGCACAAGGAGTCGTAAAATGTTTGCTACACCAACGGAAATCATCTATTCCTCTATGCGACTCTGCGGGGTCATCGCCAAGAACGAGACACCTGACTCCGGGGAAATGCAGGATGCCATGCAGGCACTCAACCTGATGCTGGAGCAATGGTCGGCGCGGCGGCTGATCATCCGGGCAACTATCCAGTACTCTCATGTTCTCGTCGCAAATCAGGCATCCTATGTTATCGGTTCTGGTGCGCCGCTCTTCAATACGCCAAAACCGATCACGGTGACGAGCGCATTCATCAGAGACAGCAACAACGTGGACGAGCCTGTCGATGTGATCTCGCGAGAGGAATACGATTCCTACGGTGACAAGGCAATCACTGCTGCCCGTCCCGTTGCGATCTGCTACGATCCCGGCGCGGCGCAGCAAGTCAACCAGCAGGGAACGATCCTCGTGTACCCCATGCCTGACGCATCGACCACCTACACGCTTTTCATGCAGATGCAGAACTCGCTTAATGACTTCACCACCCTTACCGACACCGTCACCTTTGAAGCAAAGTACGGTGAGGCGATGAAGTACGAACTCGCAAAGAGACTCTGGCGCGAGTATCACGAGAGTCACGAGCCGATACCCGGTGACATCCTTAATTTTGCCGAGCGGGCGATGTGCGTCCTTGAGAAGACTAACCATGTCCTTCCTCGGGCCGCGATGGAGATCCCGCCGCGCAAAAGCGTTTTCAACATTTACACGGGGGATTATAGCTGATGCCGAAAATCCCGATCCTCGGGCCAACGTACAGATCGCAGTCGCTCAACATCGCGGCAGACCGCTCGATCAATTTCTACCCCGATCTGAATCTCGTGGACTCAAAGTCGCAGGTCGCGTTGGTCGGCACTCCGGGGTGCGGATTGCAGTTCACGGTGGGATCGTCCCCGGTGCGGGGCATGAGGGTGTTTAACAACACCCTTTTTATCGTCGCGGGCGCTACCCTGTACTCTGCGGATCTCGCGGGCAACCTGACGAATCTCGGGAACCTCAATACCTCATCGGGCCGGGTGGACATGGCAGACAACGGTGTCGCTTCTGCCGGGATCGGCGGCAACCAGTTGATGATCGTGGACGGCCCCTACGGGTACATCTGGAACGTCAACACATTGGTGTGGAGTCTCATCACGGGAGGAGGATGGCCCAGCGCGGGGGCATCGAGTGTCTGCTACATCGACGGCTATTTCGTCATCTGCAAGACGGGCAGCATGAGTGCATTTAGCAGCAACCTCTTCGACGGTACGACATGGAATTCTCTTGCGACCACTCCGATCCAAGCGTCCCCGGATCTGCTTGTCGGGGTGTTCAATGTGCGCGAGCAACTCTGCTTCTTGAAGCAGTACAGCATGGAGTGGTGGTATAACGCCGGGATCGCAACGGCAACGGGTTTTCCGTTCCAGCGCACTCCGGGCGCAGTGGGCGATTACGGTGTGGTGTCAAACTTCTCTGTCACTCAAGCCGACAACTCTCTGCTGTTCCCGGCGATCCAGAGGACAAACGACACGGCGCAGTTCATCGGAATCGTGGAGATGAACGGATACCAGCCGACGATCATTTCGCCACCGGCGATCACCTACCAGATCTCGCGGTTTGCGACGATCTCGGACTGCTTCTCTTATTCATACGCCGAGGCGGGACATCTCTTTCATGTCTTCACGTTCCCCACGGCAAATGCGACTTTCGTTTATGACAGCACGGTGCAGATGTGGCACGAGAGATCCACGGTCTATGGTCTTGAGTATGTGGTGAACAGGCACATCTCAAACTGCTATGCCTACTTCAACGGAAAGCACCTTGTGGGGGATTGGCAGACGGGAAACGTGTA